GCTAATCCATCACTTGGCATAACAGTTCATCCAGATAATATCCGAGCAGTTTTATCAGACCCCGAGGATATTGTGCGCACAGAAGTCTTATGCCAATGGGTCGATACGATTAACCCAGTTATCAATCCGTCTCAGTGGGAGAGTTGCAAAGTTGAGGGACTTCGACTCAACCCTGAATCTGATACTTGGTTGGCTATTGATCTAAGCCCTAGTAGAAAAGAAGCGGCGCTAGTCGCTAGCCAAAGACTTGAGGGCGATAAGTTCCAAGTCATACTTCTTCAGACTTGGCATAACCCTGCCAATCTGGATGACAAAGCAATGGCTAATGATGTAGCGGAATGGGTGCGAAAGTATCCAGTTCAGTTGGTTGCCTATTCAGCCAGAACCGCCTCGGCAGTAGCTGCGCGATTAGCTCCTGCTGGAATTAGGGTTGAGCCGATAGATGGCCTTGACTATGCCCAAAGCTGCGATGAGTTATTGGGAGCAATTTCATCTCAGCGGTTGGCTCACTCGGGACAAGATGAGCTAACTAAACAATGCCTATCCGCCGTCAAACTCCCTTTCGGTGACGGCGGCTGGGTAATGGGTCGCAAGGTAAGTAATACGACAATCTGCGGAGCAATTGCCTCAGCCTTAGCGACACACTATGCAACGATGGCTGAAAGTGGAGTTGATATTCAATTAGTGTAAGTCGGCTCGCTTACAATGTAAGCAATGGGTGCTATAAGAGATTTTCTATTTCCAAGCGTTGAAGCTGCAAAGCCAGGAGTCGTAACTGATGTCCAAGCTGCTAATTTGCAACCGCTTCAGAACCTTGATTACTTCTCCGTTCTCGGAACTCCAGTATCAGTAACTCGTCAATTGGCGATGTCCGTCCCGTCAGTAGCTCGCGCTAGAAATATTATTACGGGGACTATCGGCTCATTACCTTTAACAACTTTTAATCGCATAACTGGCGAGTATGTAGATCCGCATCGCGTTATTAATCAGCCAGATCCAAGAGTTGCTGGTTTCGTAGTTTATTGCTGGCTTGCTGAAGATATTTGGATGTATGGCGCAGGTTATGGCCAAGTGTTAGAAATGTATTCATCAACAGATGGCGGTCGCGTAAGAGCTTGGACAAGAATTAGACCGAGCCGCGTTACAGTTGATACTGATATACAGACCGACTCAATTACAGGATATAAAGTTGATGGCAAGCCAGTTCCTATTAATGGCGTTGGCTCAATCATTAGATTTGATGGCCCAGATGAAGGCTTACTGCATCGCGCTGGCAAAACTATTCAGGCAGCAGTTTATCTTGAGAACGCAGCAGTTAATTATGCTAAAGAGCCAGCGCCTTCTATGGTGCTAAAATCAAATGGCACTAATCTAACTGCTGAAAGAATTTCATCCTTGCTATCTGCTTGGAAAACAGCCCGTCAATCTCGCTCTACAGCATTTCTCAATGCTGATGTGGAGCTGCAGCAATTTGGCTTTGATCCTAAAACTATGCAGCTCTCTGAGGCGCGTCAATATGTGGCGCTAGAATTAGCTAGAGCTTGCGGTATTCCAGCATACTTCTTGAGCGCCGAGCAGACTTCAATGACATACTCAAACGCAGTTAATGAACGGCGCTCATTAGTTGATTTCTCACTTCGCCCAATACTTAAAGCGATTGAGGAACGCCTATCATTACCAGACTTCGTTCCTAACCCTGTAATGGTGCGCTTTGACCTTGATGACTTCCTACGCGGTAATCCGTTAGAAAGAGCTCAAGTTTATGAAATTCTAAACCGCATTGGCGCGATGAGCGTTGAGCAGATTCAGCGAGAGGAAGATTTAATACCAAATGAAGCTTAATATGCCTATGGCAGTTACAGCTGCCGACACTATAAAGAGAACCATTACTGGAACTATTGTGACTTGGAATGAGCAAGGAAATACCTCAGTAGGCCCAACAATATTTGCAGAAGATTCCATTGAAATGAAAGATGTGAAGCTTCTTCTAGAGCACGACCGCACTCGCCCAATTGGCAAAATGATGAAGCACAAAAAAACCAAAGATGGCATTGAGGCAACCTTTAAGATTGCAAATACTATGGCTGGAGAAGATGCCCTAGTTGAAGCAACTGAAGGATTACGCGATGGATTTAGCGTAGGCGCTCAGATTAATGAATGGACAAATGTCAAAGGTGTTATGCAGATTACTTCAGCAACTTTAGACGAAGTATCCCTAGTAACTGACCCAGCAATTGATTCTGCTCGAGTAAAAGAAGTAGCAGCATCAGAGACCGAAGAAGTAAAAGAAGATTCTGATTTGGCAACCGCTGATTCAGACAAACCAACCGAAGGAGACCAAGTGTCTGACACTACCGCTCCTGCTCCTGCCGTTGAAGAAGCGGTAGAAGCAGCCAAGGTTGAAGCGACAAGTCCAAGGCCAGCTTTCTATACCCGTCCTAGACTTGATCCTTCACCAGTTAAATATCTCGAGGCCACAATTAAGGCCACACTCGGAGATGAGTCCGCTCGTCAATATGTAGCAGCTGCTGCTGATACAACTGATAACGCAGGTCTTGTCCCAACTCGCCAATTATCCGAAGTGATTAATGGCCTAGCTAACACAACAAGAAGCAACATTGACGCAATTTCAACTGGTGTTCTTCCTGATGCTGGAATGAGCTTTGAAATTCCAAAGATTACAGTTCTACCAACAGTTGCAGAAGTTTCAGAGGCAGGAACTCCATCTGAGACCGACCAAAATGCAGCTTTCGTAACAGTTACAGTCAAGAAGTATTCTGGAGCTCAAAAGTTCAGCGTTGAGTTGCTTGACAGATCTTCGCCACTCTTCCTGACTGAGTTGCTCAATAATATGAGCGCGCAATATGCAAAGGTAACAGATACAGCAGTAAATGCTGCTCTTATTGCAGGCGCAACCGCTGACGCAACCACACTTGCTACCTATCCAACAGCTGCAGAGCTTCTAGGATTCGTATCTCGCGGTGCTGCATCGGTCTATAGCAACACCCAGAGATTCGCTCGCAATATCATTGCTAACACTTCTCAATGGGCTAACTTGATGACTCTCAATGATTCTGGCCGTCCAATTTATATGGCCTCACAGCCTCAAAATGCTGGCGGAGTAGTTTCACCAACCAGTATTCGCGGCGTAGTCGCAGGACTTGATCTTTATGTAACTGCTAACACAGCAGCTACAACTGATACTGACGGCTCAATGCTTATCGTTGATCCAGCTGCTTACACATTCTACGAAAGCCCAACTTTCCAGTTGCGCGCTGATGTAATTGGTAGCGGTGAGGTTTATGTATCTCTATATGGCTATGGCGCAATTGCAACCAAGATTGGCGCTGGAGCATTTAAGATCAATAAGACCTGATAAAACCCCAATAGTGACGGCCAGTCCGCTCCCGAGCTGGCCGCTCACCTAACTGCTTGAAAGGATGACGAAATGCCAACGATAGTTACGGCTTCAGAGCTTAGGACAATTCTTGGCGTTTCGTCATCCCTATATAACGATGCTTATCTAGATGACATAGTAGATGCCTCTGAGAATCTAGTTCTTCCAATGCTAGTCACATTTCAGAGCAAGATTAACAAAGTAAAGCTTGAGGATAATATCGCTTACTTTGAGACCGCAACAATCCAAGAATTTACAGAAGGCCAATCCGTAATTATTACTGGCTGCGGATCACCATTCAATGGCACACATACAGTTACCGATGACGAGATTTCAGATTATGTATTCACAGTCGCTATCACCAATGCAGACATATTGGAAAAAAATATTATCCCAGCAGGAAATGCTGCGCTCTCTGGACTATCAACCTATGTCGGAAATGCCAATGCTGAAGCTGCTATTCTGGCTATCTCCGTTGAAATCTTCCAAGCAAGAACCGCAGCTGGTGGATCAATCGAAGGCGTAGATTTTAGCGTAACCCCTTACCGCCTATCTAAGAATTTACTTGCCAAAGTAACTGGCTTACTTGGCCCATATCTTGATGTTGAAACTATGGTGGGATAATGCCTGCCTCAACAATTGCCACAGATGTTAGAGGAGCTATTAAAACAGCCCTAGCAGCCTGCACCGCCAATATTTACGACTCAGTTCCAGAAGCGCCTATAGTTCCAGCAATAGTCATAGTTCCAGATTCACCATATATGGAATTGGAACTAATTGGCAAATCTACTACTAGAGTTAAATTGAATTACACCATAACCGCTTGCGTTGCGTATTTCAGCAACGCCGCTGCCTTAGATAATCTAGAGCAATTAGTCATTAGTATTCTTGGAGAGCTAGATGCTTCCAAGTATGAGTTATCTACAGTCGAAAGACCATCGGTAACTGAAGTTGGAACTACTACCCTGCTAGTTTCAGATATTCGCTTGAGCGTCCGCTACGAGCAAACCGCATAGGAGACCCAAATGCCAACAACAGTAATAACTGGGCGCGATGTGACCTTCACACTCGAT